CTACTTCACTAATATACTTGTAGTTTCTGATCCTGCACATCCAGAGAATGAAGGCAAAGTATTCTTATATAAATTTGGTAAGAAAATTTTTGATAAGATTACAGAAGCAATGAAACCTGAATTTGCTGATGAGAAAGCAATCAACCCATTTGATTTTTGGGAAGGTGCAAACTTCAAACTAAAAATTAGAAAAGTAGATGGTTATTGGAACTATGATAAATCTGAATTTGAATCAATGTCTAAAGTTAAAGATACTGATGAAGATATAGAAGCATTATGGAAAAAACAATTACCATTAAAAGAGTTTTCTGCTACTACAAACTTTAAATCTTATGATGACTTGAAAGCCAAGTTTGAAAGAGTTGTTTATGGTACAGGAAAAACCACAACAGCAGATGAGATAGATATCCCACCTGTAAGTGCTGCTGATGTGGAAGTTAGTGAGCCTAAAGTAAGTGAACAAATACCTCAATCTGAAACCTCCCCTAGTGATGATGAGGACGATACTATGAATTACTTTAGCAAATTAGTCAACGACTAATCTCTCTCCTGTTCACTAACCAGGGCGTCTCTCTATGAGGCGCCCATATAAATAGTGACATGGACTTATTTTTAGACATATTAACACAATTTGGTTTACCTGTAGCGGCGGCAGCTGTTATGGGTCTTTTTATTTACATCATATTAAAATATATTCTTGCAGGTGTTGTAGGACAAGTTGCAACAATCACAATGTTAATATCAGCCCTAGATAATAGAATTAAAACTATGAACCACGATATGATAAAACTAGACATACTGATTTCAAGTGCCTTAAATTTGCGACCAGATTTAGATAGAATATCAAGATCAGATGGTAAAGAAGACGCAAGGAAAGATTAATGGTTGAGGTAGAAATAACATCACCTATTATTGAAATGTTAAATCAATATGGGTTTGCCACAGTAGCAGCGATTGCTATGGGTTGGTTTATATATTTTATATACAATTATGTGACTGGTCAAATAATAGAAAAATTAGATAAGGCACAGATAACTACAATAGCTCTAATAGACCGTATTAGAATGCTAGACAATGACTTGATACGATTAAGGTCAAAACTTAACACCGTATTAGAAATGAGAGAAAATGAGCAAAAAGATAACAAGCATAGAAAACCAGATAGAATACCTGAAGGCGATTAAAACAGCAGGATTAGTATTAGGTGTAATGATTGCAACAACCGTAGTTACGGTAGGATTCTTAACTATAATAGACTGGTTTGTATAAATAATAGTGTTATGAAAGCACTAAAAATTTTGGTGCTAGGTCTATTTTGTTATGTTCTTTCGACACCTAGTATTGCAAGCGAAATTGTACATGAATTTAGTAATCCTTCTTTTTCAGGTCAAGGATACTCCACACATGTATTATCTATCGAACAATTAAGATATAGTAGAGAAAAAAATCTCAAAGATGACGCCAAGTCAGCGGCAGCGGCTGCAGAGCGTGACGCTAATAATACTACAATTAATAAGTTTATCAAAAACGTTGAGAGTAGAATTTATGCTAACTTATCTAAACAATTGGTTGACAATATGTTTGGTACAGAATGTGAAGGTACATGTCCTACATCTGGTACAGCTGAAGTAGAAGGTTCTACAATCTATTGGGTTAAAGATACAACCACAGAAATAATCACATTAACAATTACATCACCAGATGGTTCGACAACAACAATGTCTGTTCCAGTAGGCGACTTTAAGTTTTAGTATGGAATCTATACCACAAATAGCAGCAGCAATGCTGTTAATATGTTTATTAGGAGGTTGTGCTTCAACCAAAACAACACCTGATGGTATCTATAAAGGTGAGACACCATACACATTAGAAACTGAAACAATAAAAAGACTAGAACTAATACCAGAACTAGGACAACCACAGATTACAATTGCAGTATATAATTTTCCTGATAGAACAGGACAAAGAAAACCTAATACAAAATTTTCACAGCTATCAACAGCAGTAACTCAAGGACCTGAAGTATGGGTTATTAATGGTTTAAAAGCAGTAGGTGGTAATGATCCATGGTTTATAGTTTTAGAAAGAGAAGGTTTGGACTCACTTGTAAAAGAGAGACAATTAATTAGGTCAACAAGAGAATTATATGATGGTGAAAGTGATATAAAAAATCAATTAAAACCTCTAAAGTTTGCAGGACTTATAGTAGAGGGTGGTATTGTAGGATATGACACTAACATAGTAAGTGGTGGTGTTGGTATGAGATATTTTGGCATTGGAGTAAATGAACAATATCGTACAGACCAAGTAACAGTTTCGATAAGACTTGTTGCAGTACAAACAGGTGAAATACTTATTAGTACATCAGCAACAAAGACTATCGCAAGTCATTCAAGTGGCGGAGACGTATTCAGATTTTTAGATATGAGTACAAAAGCGCTTGAAGTAGAAACTGGTGTCGCAACAAATGAGCCAGTAAACTACGCAATACGAACCACAATCGAGCATGCAATTCATAATTTAATTTATGAAGGCATTGACAAAGGATTGTGGAAATTTAAAATAGAGGAGTAACAAAATGTACGCTAAAATAATCGCATTATTGATGTTCTTTGCCTTACCGGTAATGGCAAATGATATCTATGTGACACAATCAGGTGCTACGTTAGACCTCGACATTACCCAAGACGGACAAAACAATACTGTTGGTAATTCAACCACATCTTCATCTGTGATAGGCGCAACTACAACAATAGATATAGACCAAGTTGGTAATAGTAACGTTTTAAAGTTTGATGTAAACGGTGCAACCTTTACAGGAACATTCAGTACAACAGGTAACTCAAACGATATAGATTTCAATTGTGATAGTGCAGGTAATAATTCATCTTGTGCTACTGCTACTGCTTCAATAGTATGGGCAGGTAATTCAAATGATTTAGATATCGACATAGGTGAAACTGCTGACGCTGCAAGTGCGACTGTAAATATAACAGGTGCCTCAGGAAGTGACAGTAACGTTGTTGCTGCTACTATTGATGGTACTTCTGCTATATTAACGTTAACCGTAAATGGTGATACAAATAATTTCTTAATTGATATAAATGGTAATGGTGATGTTAACGGACACACCTTAGTCCACAGTCATACTGGTTCAATCGCTGACGTAGATATCACACAAAGTGGTCTCTATGACAATATAATTAACTTGACAACTGTTGGTGACAACCATGACATTGATATATCGCAAGACGATTAGACTTTTAATAATATTAATATTATTCTGTGCTGGTCCTTTGTGGGCCAGCATAGGTAACGTTGACCAAGTAGAGGGCAACGGAGTAATAGACCGTGATAAAGAAGATATCACAATCGAACAAGAACTCCCAATAGAACAATACGACACAGTAAAAACAGGTAATGGTAAAGTTGGTATATTATTTGTTGATGATACCAGAGTAGATGTAACGCAACACAGTAAACTTATCATAGATGAATTTGTTTATGACCCTAATACTAAAAAAGGTAAATTAAATTTATCAGCAAAACTTGGCACAATTAGATATGCGTCAGGACAAATTGCTAAAACATCAAGACAAGACATTGTAATAACAACGCCAACAGCAACGATAGGTGTTCGTGGCACAGATTTTTCTATGACAATAGATGAACTAGGTGGTTCTACAATTATATTATTACCATCATGTGACGTACAAGGTAATTGTCTTGTTGGTGAAATATCAGTAGAGAGTGCGGCAGGTCAAGTAATACTTAATCAGGCGTTTCAAGCAACACAAGTATTTGTACCAGAGAATCCTCCAACACCACCAGTAAAATTAGATTTAGAAATAGAAATGATAAACAACATGCTTATCGTATCTAAACCAAAAGAGATAGATGAAGAAAATTATGAGAAAAAAATCAAGGCAGTAGCAGACGCATTAGATTTAGATTTTTTAGAATTTGATGATTTAGAGGTTGACTATCTTGAAGAAGAGGAAAATTTATATGTTACTGGTTTAGATATAGATTTCTTACAACAAAATTTTTTAGCAGATATTCTTAAACAAATTAATGAAGAACTTGCAAGACAAATGGCAAATGAGTTTGATAAACAAAGAACTGTTGGTGATATTAAACTTGGTAAAGATCCAGAAACAGGTGTCACTATATTAGATGAAGACCCACAATGGGTATGGATAAGAGAAGACGCCTCTGGTGCATATATTGAATTGAGACTAGATAAAGAGTATGGTTATATTATAAATATTGTACAAGGGGAGTTTGAAATGTATGATTTTGAACTTGGTGGACAGGATAACGAGATTAATATAGAACAAATACAATGAAGACATTTAAACAATTTATTGAGGCACCTAGAATACCTAGAAAAAAAGGTCAACCTGCAGGTAGTAAAAAACATAGTGACTTATATACAGACGAGAATCCTAAAGGTACAATACATGGTTTAGGTTTCAAAGACGTTGCAACAGCAAAAGCAAGTGTAAACAAGATACAAAATTCTGGTAAATCACATGCACATAAAATACAAGCTGCAATCGCAATGGAACAAAGAGCGAGAGTTATGGGGAAAACAGCAGAAGCTGCTGTTTATAGAGCGTACATTAATAAAATGAAAAAGATAACAAAGAAGAAAAATGAAGAAGCAGAACCCAATAGCGAAAGACCTTAGAACACCCAAGTATAGAAAAAGAGTAGTAAAGGATAAAACAAAATATGATCGTAAAAATAATAAAAGACAATCTTCTATTATCATGTCTAGTGGTATTCATTCTTACATTATCGACTTTAACAAAGGCGAATGATTTAAACCTTACAATAGATAACAATACTAATGATGGAACGTTTAATTCGTTTCAAGATGGTCAAGATAATGACATTGACTTTGATATAGTCAGTATGGATGAATTTATTATTGATATTGACCAAGTAGGAAATAATAACACACTTAACATTGATGTTGACGGTAGAACAAGTACAGGTTCATCAATGTATTTTAATCAAACAGGAAATAACAAGAGTTATAGTGGTAATTTCTGGTGCGGACATTCTTTCTGCACAATGACAATCAATCAAAACTAAATAGTAATATGAAGTATTTGACCCATTGGTCAACTGCCTTTATTACGTTGGTATTGTTGACATATATTGGATTACAGGACCCTTGGTTCAAAGAAACACTACGCCTAAAATCTTTCGACTATCTT